CGCTGCAAACGCGCTCCGCAATCAAGACAATTACCAAGAAAACCCCTGCAGCCCTGATACTGACGGAGAAAATCCTCAACGATTACGGCCACAAGATCGTCGAAGAGGCATCTCAGGTGCGTCATATGGTGGTCAACAAGCTCATTCAGGAGACCGAGAACCCCGATGCACGTATCCGGGTGAAGGCCCTAGAGCTCTTGGGCAAGGTGTCCGACGTCGGGTTGTTCACCGAGAAGCAGGAGATCACGATCACGCACCAGACGAGCGATGACCTGCGGGACCGACTGCGCCGGAAGCTGCAGAAGATGGTGGATATCACCCCGCTGGAAGCGGACGACGCCGACTACGTCGACGACGAGGGTGCGGAAGGCGGAGACGAATGAGCACCGACTTCAACCGTGCAGAGCTCGAGACGCTCCTAAAGAGCGTGGATATGCTCGACGAGCTCGAGCTCCTTGAGATCGAGAAGATGATCGAGGAGCTGGACAAGCGTGCCACGCTGCAGGCTGCCAGAGACGACCTGATTGCCTTCTGCTTGTACATGGACCCCAACTATAAGGTGGGCCGACACCACCGAATCCTCGCGGATAAGCTCATGGCGATTGAGGCGGGGGTAGAAGACCGGGTCTGCGTCAACATTCCGCCCCGCCATGGCAAGTCTCAGCTCGTCTCTACCTACTATCCGGCATGGTTTATCGGGCGAAACCCCGGGAAAAAGGTCATGTTGGTGTCCCATACGACCGACCTAGCGGTCGATTTTGGCCGGAAGGTGCGAAATCACATCGACTCGGACCCATATCGGGACATTTTCCCTACAACCGCGCTCTCCGCGGACTCAAAATCAGCTGGACGCTGGAATACGACCACATCCTGCGAGTTTTACGCCACGGGCGTGGGTTCGGCCCTCGCGGGCCGCGGTGCTGACCTGCTTCTCGTCGACGATCCACACTCCGAACAGGACATCCTGAACGGAAACTTCACGGCATTCGACAAAGCCTACGAGTGGTTCGCCTTCGGTGCCCGGACGCGTCTGATGCCGGGCGGTCGCGTAGCCATAGTCCACACCAGATGGCACCAAGATGACCTCACAGGGCGTCTGATACGCGACATGACCAACAATGAGGACTCCGACCAGTACGAGGTGGTGGAGTTCCCGGCGATCCTCGAGGTCGAGGACAAGGAAACCGGAGAATTTACCCAGAAAGCCCTCTGGCCGGAGTTTTTTGACCTGCCAGCGCTGCTGCGGACTAAGGCGTCCATGCCTGTGTTCCAGTGGAACGCGCAGTATCAGCAGAATCCGACGGGTGAAGAGGCTGCAATCATCAAGCGGGATTGGTGGCGGCTGTGGCCGGACGACGACCCACCGGCTGTAGAATACGTCATTATGTCTCTCGACGCCGCTGCAGAAGCCCATAACCGTGCTGACTTCACGTCTCTGACGACGTGGGGAGTGTTCTTCAACGACGAGGAGAACATGCACCAGATCATCCTGCTCAACGCCATCAAGCGTCGTATGGAGTTCCCAGAGCTCAAATCGCTGGCTCTGGAGGAGTATCAGCAGTGGGAGCCCGACGCGTTCATCGTTGAAAAGAAGAGCTCGGGGACGCCCCTCTATCAGGAGATGCGGCGCTCAGGGCTCATGGTGCAGGAGTACACTCCCGTCAGGGGCTCGGCGAACAACCCTAACAGTAAGATGGCGCGTCTGAACTCCGTGTCGGATATCATCTCCTCGGGGCTGGTCTGGGTGCCGCCAAAGCGCTGGGCTGAGGAGCTGGTAGAGGAAGTCGCGGGCTTCCCGTTCGCATCAAACGACGACCAAGTGGACACCACGATCATGGCGCTGATGCGGTTCCGACAGGGTGGGTTCATCCGTCTGCCGACCGACGAGCAGGACGAGGAGCTGCCGTATCGCCGCAAGGTTGATTATTACTAAAAGTCGTGCTACAAGATTCTTGTCAGCGTTTTGGCTCCTTGAGCGCTGATGGGTGAATCGAATCTTCTGGAAGGCCCGGTGTTTCTCCCCACCGGGCCTTTTCCTTTAAAAGGGGTTGCGGCTGCTGTAGCGGAGCAGTACCAATATCCCCGAGGGGCGCACCGAAACTGCGGTTTTGTGTTGGTCGAGGATCAGACTGCGCTACGGCTAATCATCAATCATCCGCGCCCCTCGCGACTACATTGCGAGGTTTGACACCTCGTGCTAAGGTCTCGCAGAGACCTACAGGGGATATGCCATGGCAATCGAGAAGCCGATGACGCCGTTCGAGTTCGGGCCCGAGGACGAGCCTGAGATTGAAGTAGCCATCGCCACGGACGAAGAGCCGTCAATCGAGATTGATGCAGACACTGGCGAAGTGACTATCGACTTCGGCGACGAGGGCGATGACGACGAGAGCGAGGATATGACCGCTCACGATGCCAACCTCGCCGAAAGCATTGAGGATGGGGACCTTGAAAGCCTCGCCAGCGACCTGATTGAGTCGTTTTTGTCTGATCGTGAGAGCCGCAAGGAGTGGGCGACCGCCTACATCACCGGTTTGGACCTGTTGGGCATGAAGATCGAGGATCGCACGCAGCCTTGGGCTGGTGCCTCCGGTGTCTACCACCCGATGCTGACCGAGGCCGTGGTGCGGTTCCAAGCGCAGGCAATGAGCGAGCTGATGCCCGCGTCGGGCCCCGTGCGCACTAAAATCATGGGTAAACTGACCCCTGAGAAGGCTGACCAAGCTAACCGCGTCCAGACCGAGATGAACTACCTCATCACTGAGGAGATGCCCGACTACCGCGACGAGATGGAGCTGATGCTGTTCCGCCTGCCGCTGGCCGGGTCCGCATTCAAGAAGACATACTACGATCCTATCAACGAGCTGCCGTCGTCAATCTTCGTGCCTGCCGAGGACCTCGTGGTCTCATACGGCGCGTCTAACCTGCGGGTCTGCCCGCGGTTCACGCACGTGATGAAGAAAACCGACAATGAAGTCCGTGAGCTGCAGGTCGTAGGGTTCTACCGCGACGTCGAGCTGCCCACAGCCGAGAAAGACCTCACCGACATCGAGGAGAAGTACGCCGAGCTGGCTGGGGAGGAGCAGACTTACGAAGATGATCCGCGTCGTGTCCTGCTCGAGATGCACGTGGACATCGACCTGCCGGAGCCGTTCGAGGACGAGGATGGTGTAGCACGGCCTTACGTCATCACAATCGACAAGACCTCTAAGACTGTCCTGTCTATCCGCCGTAACTGGAAGGAAGACGACAAGAAGAAGCGCAAGATGATGCACTTCACGCACTATCCCTACCTCCCGGGGATGGGGTTCTACGGCACGGGTCTGATCCACCTGATCGGTGGTCTGGCTAAGTCTGCCACATCTATCCTGCGCCAGCTCATCGACGCTGGCACGCTGTCTAACCTCCCGGCGGGTCTCAAGGCCCGCAGCCTGCGTATCAAGGGCGACAACACCCCGCTGATGCCCGGTGAGTGGAGAGACGCTGACGTGACGGGTGGCACGCTCCGTGAGAGCCTGTTCCCGATGCCATACAAGGAGCCGTCGAGCGTCCTGTACACCCTGCTGGGTAACGTGGTCGAGGAAGGCCGTCGCATCGGCTCCGTGGCCGACATCCAAGTGGGTGACATGAGCGCAAACGCGCCGGTAGGCACCACGCTCGCCCTGCTCGAGCGCAGCTTGAAGGTTATGTCGGGTGTCCAAGCCCGCCTGCACGCCGCCATGAAGCAAGAACTGCGCATCCTCGCGCGGATCATCCACGACCACATGCCCGAGCAGTACGCCTACGAGATGGACGGCGACTTCAACCGCGTCGAGGACTTCGATGGGCGCGTGGACGTGATCCCGGTCTCCGATCCTAACGCAGCCACCATGGCGCAGCGGATCATGCAGTATCAGGCCGCTCTGCAGCTCTCGCAGCAGGCTCCGCAGCTCTACGACATGGGTAAACTGCACTCGCAGATGCTCGAGGTGCTGGGCATCCAAGACGCAAGCGACATCATCAAGCTACCCGAGGACATCAAGCCGATGGACCCGGTGGCCGAGAACATGGCGCTGCTGCAGCAGACTCCGGTCAAAGCGTTCCTGTACCAAGACCACGAGGCGCACATTGCTGCCCACATGGCTGCGATGCAGGACCCGAAGATCGCCCAGATGGTCGGCCAGTCGCCCTTCGCAGGGGCTATTCAGGCCGCTGCCATGGCCCACATCACCGAGCACGTCGCCTACCAATACCGCAAGGAGATCGAGATGCGTCTCGGTGTCCCGCTGCCCCCCGAGGGCGAGCCGCTGCCAGAGGATGTCGAGGTCCAGCTG